GGAAGATCAGGTTCATCAAGCGCGGCGGCGACATCGCGGTGGAGATCCCGGACGACGATCTCGGCGCGCACGGCTCCGGCGAGGAATCGCCCGGCCACTACGACACCAACCGGGATGACGACGAGCACCTGCCGCGCACGTTCAGCGTGAACTACGTGCTGGCGGCCACGAAGTATTCCCCGGCCACGAAGTACGCGCGCCGGCTGGTGGGCAACAGCGGCGACGAGGCGCGGCTGGAGATGCCCATGGTCTTCACCGACCTGAAGGCGGCCGAGATCGCCGCTGTGAACCTGCACGACCAGTGGATCGGCCGCGTCACCTACCGGCTGCAGCTGGGCCGCAAGTACGCCTACCTGATGCCCACCGACCTCGTGGGCGTGCAGGGCTACACCATGCGCCTGACCAAGCAGACGCAGAAGGACAACGGCGTGCAGGTGTTCGAGGCGGTGCGCGACGACAGCGACACCTACATCCCGAACGTGATCGTCGAGGAGACGCCGCCGCCGGACGAGACGGTGGATACGCAGTCGCTCACCCTGCTGGAGCTGCTTGACGTCGGCATGTTGCGCGATGCGGACGACGATCTTGGCATCTGGGCCGCTACCTGCGCGGCCGACCCGACGGCGACCAATTGGACCGGCTGCACCGTCTACGTGTCCGTCGATGGTGGCGCGACGTTCAGCGTTGCGTTCACCATCACCAGCGGCGAGACGGCAATGGGTGTCACGACGGACGCCCTGGCGGATTTCCAAGGCAACGGAACCGACTTCCTCAGCCACGTCAATGTGAGGCTGTCGCACGGCACGCTGTCCTCGACTTCCAACGCTGGCTTGCGCTCCGGCGTGAACATGGCGGTCATCGGTGATGAGGTCGTGTTCTTCCGCGATGCACCGGTGCAGGATGACGGTTCATACAACATCCGCACCTTCGTGCGCGGACAGCGCGGCACTGGCAACGCCAAGAGTCAGCACGTTGCCGGCGAGCGGTTCGTGCTGGTGAACCTCGCGACGATGACTCGAGTGGTGCAGAGCACGGCAGATCTCGGCGTGCCCAAGATCTACAAGGCAGTCACCAACGGCATGACCCTGGCGAGCGCCAGCGCGCAGGACTTCACGAACGAAGGCAATTCCCTGAAGCCCTATCCGCCGGTCCACCTTGGCGGAGGGCGCGATGCGTCGAACAACGCGACTCTGAAGTGGATGCCCTGCGCGCGCAAGAGCAACGAATGGCGCAGCGGGGCGGCCGCAATCATTACCGAGGCCAGCGAAGCCTACGAGGTCGAGATCTTCACGAGCAGCGCGCGCACGACCATCGCCAGAACGATCATGGGGCTGACGTCGCCGACCTGCAGCTACTCTGCGGCCAGCCAGACGGCAGATGGACTCACCCCGGGCAACACCATCTACTTCCGTGTCTACGAACTCTCGGCCATCGTAGGCCGGGGCCGACCAGCAGACGGCTCGATCTGAGCCACGCCAGCACCAACGCAAGCCGCCTTCGGGCGGCTTTTCTTTTGTGGGAGCCACATGGCCGACTCGACTTCCAACCTGCCTCAGATGGCAACCGGGCAGCTCGCCAAAGAGGTGCTGTTCAACGATCTGGAGAGCGCCAGCTCGCCGGCATCGATCTTCGGCATTAACCCAGACACCACGGCGGCACTGACGCTTGGCTACCTGGGCGGCAAGTACCGCAAGGCCGACGGCACGATCAGCACCATCGCCAACGGCACGGTGTCGCTCACCGCCTCGGCGACGAACTACATCAAGGAGACGGACGGCACGGTCAGCGTGACGACCTCGGCTCCTTCCGGCTGGCCGTCCCCCCTGACCGGCGGCGCGAAGGCGCTCTACGCCGTGGTGTGCGACGGCTCGGGGCCAACCAGTTACACGGACTACCGCACGACGGGGATCGGCAGCGGCAACGGCTCCGGCACCGTCACCAGCGTCGGCCTGACCGTTCCCTCTGTCTTTTCCGTCGCCGGCTCACCGGTGACTGGCTCTGGCACGCTCGCCATCACCTACAGCGGCACGGCGCTGCCGGTGGCGAACGGCGGCACCGGAGCGACCAGCGCCTCGGCTGCGCGCACTGCTCTGGGAGTCGCCATCGGCTCCGATGTGCAGGCCTACAACTCCAAGCTCGCAGATCTCGCCGGCATCACTTACGCCCAAGGCGACATCCTCTACTACAACGGGACGAACATAGTCAAGCTCGCGGCAGGCACGAGCGGGCAGTTCCTCAAAACGCTGGGCACGGGGGCAAACCCAGCGTGGGCGTCACCCACGTTCACGTCATCGCTGACCACCAAGGGCGACCTCTACACCTACACGACGGCAGACGCGCGGCTTGGCGTCGGCACTGACGGCCAGGTTCTCACTGCAGATTCGACGCAGACGACCGGACTCAAATGGGCGAATGCGCCGTATGACGTGATGGCGTTCTACCCTGGCGTCCCGACAGCCTCCGCCAAGATTTTGCGCATCCCCATCGCCCGTGCCGTGACCTTCCCGGCGAACTTCGCCAACAGCCTCGGCAAGGCTAGTGCCAACGCGACTGGGTCAACGGCTTTTGACATCCAGAAGAACGGAACGTCGGTCGGCACGGCGACATTCGCTGCGGCGGGAGCAACCGCGACATTCACATCTTCCGGTGGGACCGCTGTGTCATTCGCCGCTGGGGATCTGCTATCAATCATCGGGCCCGGCACGGCCGATGCCACGCTGGCAGACATTGGCTTCGTTTTGGCAGGGACGCGATAAATGGCCGCTCACCGTTACTGGCGCATCTACATCACAAACACAACTGGGTCAGCGTCGTTCCTTGACATCCGCGAGATTGAGATGCGGACCAGTATTGGCGGGGCGGACGTGACCGGAAGCGGGACGGCGACCGCGTCGACCCAGGGAAGCGGATTTGAAGCCCCCAAAGCGTTTGACAACAACAGCTCCACCACCTGGTTTACGAACATCGGCACTAACCCTTTGCCACAGTGGATTAAGTACGATTTTGGAGCCGGTAGCGATAAGGACATCGTCGAGGTTGCGTTGCAATGCTGGGCCGCGACCGAACATCCATCCTGCTGGGAATTGCAGTACTCGGACGACAACTTGACGTGGTCAAGGTCGTTCTTGGTCGAATCAAGTCTGGGATGGTCGGCGAACGAGTGGCGTTCCTTCAGCGCGAATACCGGCCCGAGTAGCGGCACGGCAAACAAGCAGTTCTGGCGGGTTCGGTCCACGGCGGTTGATGGAGGTACGGTGTTCGGCCTGTCGGAGTTGCAGATGTTCACGACACCGGGCGGCTCCAACCAGTGCAGTGGTGGGGCCGCTTGGTGTTCAAATTCACCTGAATCTGCTGGCCCAGCGGCTGAAGCCTTCGATGGTGTGATCGCAGACTCTCAGCTAGGTAGCTACTGGGCTGGCGGAAGCACCAAGGAGTGGATTGGCTACAAGTTCGCCAGTGCAAAGGACATCGTCTCAATTAAAGTTTCCGCGCGGGTGACGAACCAGAACCAGTCTCCGAAGGACTTTGTCGTCGAGTACTGGGATGGCAGCGCCTACCAGACGGCCTACACCGTCACCGCCTCCAGCGGCTGGGCAAGCGGCGAGACACGCACGTTCACATGGGGAACCGGGCCGTCTGCTCGACCTGTCGTTTTTGTCTGCACTTGAAAGGAAGCGAAATCATGGAACTGACGATCACCCTCGACGTATCTTCTCCCCGGCGCATTGCTCTTGAACGCGCGATGGATGCATACAACGAGCGCAACGCCCCACTCAACGAAACCGCCTTCCTGCAGAAGATGGTCGACGCGCATCTCGACTCGCTGGTGGCGTCTTATCTGACAACGACGATTTCAAAGCTGAACTTCCTCGATCGATTCACGCCGCAAGAGCGCATCATTATTCGAGCAGCCGCTGCGCAGAATCCGACCGTGAATGACTATCTCGAGTTGCTGAACGCCGCTCAGGTGGTGGATCTCACCAGCGCCCGAACAATTGCTGGAGTCTCTGCGCTGGAGGCTGCGACGCTGATTGCGGCGGGACGAGCTTCTGAGATTCTCGCGCTCTGAGTGCGTCAGCCAGCCGCTTGCCTAACTCAATTCCCGGCCGTTCGATCCACCGATAACTCACGTACGACAACACACCTAGGTCAACCGCGAATATGGCCACGATGACCGGGTCCGATGCATCAGGGATTGCACGCAGGGCTACCAGCAGCGCGAGCCAATGCGCTACATAAGCACCGTAGGAGTAGGTGACGATTACTCTGGCCACGCGTGCGACAAAGCCACCCGAGTCAATTTCGCGCGTGCGCGGGATGGCAATTCCAAGAGCAAGACAAAGTACCCATAGGATTGGTGCCTCCGGCCAGCCATTGGCAACCAGCAGGGGCGCGATGATCGCCGCGACCGCAAGGCCAAAGAACATGAAACCAGGGTGCCACCGCCGATTCTTGGGAAGCAGCTTGGACGCCATGACGCCAGGTAAGAAGCATGGCAAGTACTGGAATATTCGTACGTCAATGCCGGAGGTCCACGCGACAAGAATCAGGGCTACAGATAATGCCCACACGCTAGCAACGACTCGACGCGACAGCAGGAACAGCAGCGGCAGCACGAGATACATCTGCATCTCATAGGGCAGGCTCCATAGCGGAGGAGGGACTGAATCATGCCCTGTGACGTTTTGGACCAAAAATAGGTTGCTCACCAGTCCCGCGAAGTCCCCCTTGGACAACCACACGCCTGCGGACAGCAGCACGAACGTGATCGACAGCGGGTAGATCCGGAAGCAGCGGCGCACGTAAAAAGGCAGTGGACTGGCGCCGGTCCGCAGCAGGGATTGCATCAGGACCAGGCTAGTGTGTACAAAGAAAACGGCGACGCCGACCCGCCCCGCCACTTCGAGATCGGCAACGCGTGCCGGAACCCAACTGAGATTGAGCGCGAGATGGCTTCCGATCACCAACGCCACCGCGAGCGACCGCAGCAGATCGAGGTTGGGGCTGTCGTGCTTCATTGCATCCGAACCTTTTCGTACTCGCCTTCGCAGCCGCCCCGCACCCATGCCAATGACCTCGCGTCGCGCGCATTTTCCAGGACGGCCATGATCGTCGCCCTCTGCCTTTCGCAGTCCCTTGTTGACGCTGGGGTGTCGGTGGGCAACTCCGCGTACCGCTTCGCGCTGCATGCCTCGATGGCGAGGCTCCAGCGTCCGCTTCGCGTCTTCGCCTGGTCCTTATAGGCCGCGTATTCCAGCGGCGTGCAGGTGAGCTTCGCATGCGCGCTGCTGGCGAGCAGGAAGGCCGCGATCGCGGGCGGCGCGAGCAGGTGTCTCATTGGCTGGGCTCCAGGTTCAGGCCCCGCCATTACAGCGGCTGGGCCCGAGCTTGCGGCAGCCCGAAATGTCCCGTTTCGTCTGGGACGGATGTCACACACGGGTTGTAACAGTTCTGATGCGGGAACACGGCCGATGAGCTTTTTCGTAGGCTCCCGCGGATGAGTTAGCACGCCACTGAAAGGACCGCGCGTCATGAAGACCGAGATCGCCACCGAAGCACTGAAGGGGACGCCTGCCGTTGCCGGTGCTGCTGCCGCAGCCCTCACCCTGAATCAGTGGATCGCAGTGGCGACCGGTGTCTACATCGTGATCCAGGCGGCCTACCTGCTGCGCAAGTGGTGGCGCGAGGAAAAGGAGTACGCGGCCAAGCGGACCAGAAAGCCGAGGGGCTGATGTCATGCGCCGCGCCATCGTCAACTTCCTGATCGGCGCCGCCTACGCCGCGATCTTGGTGTTCTGTGCCCTGGCTCTCCTGAGCATCTCAGGCTGCGCCAACGGCGTGCAGATGACAGACGAGGAACGCAAGGCCTGCCGGGACGCCGAGACCGGCTGCGCCGTGTTCACCGAGCAGGAGCTCGACACCCTGGTCAAGCGCGCCATCGCCGCGGGCTACCGCAAGGGCTGGACCGACGCCCACAAGCAGGGCGGCCACGATCTCTAGGAGATCCCCATGAAGCTGATTGACGACTGGAAAACCGTCCTCCTGCGCGCGTGGTCGGTGCACTGCGCTGCCATCGCGGCGCTGCTGTCGGCGCTGGATGCGCTGCAGTACGTGCTGCCGGTGCTCGATGGCATCGTGCCGCCGCACGTGCTGTCCGGCCTGGCGCTGCTGGCTGCCATCGGGGCGATCGGCGCCCGGCTGATCCCGCAGCGGTCCATCAGCGGGGACCGGCCTTGATCCCGCAGCAGCACCGGCGCAAGGCCGGCATCGTGGCGGCCGCCTGCGCGCTGGCGCTGCCCTGCGAGGGCGTCTACAAGACCGTCTACTACGACCCGCCAGGCATCCCCACTGTCTGCATGGGCCACACCGGCGCCGGCGTTGTCAAGGGGAAGGTCTACACGGACGCCGAGTGCCAAGCGCTGTTCACGGCGGACATGACGCTCGCCGTCGACGCAGTGGAGCGCTGCCAGCCGGGCCTGCCGCCGAAGGTGCTGATCGCCTTCGCTGATGCCGTGTTCAACATAGGGCCGACGATCGCCTGCGACACGCAGAACTCCACTGCGGCGCGGCTGCTGGCTCAGGCGCGAGCCACCAACGGCGACTTCTCGCCGGCGTGTCGCCAGCTGCCGCGCTGGAACAAGGCCCGCGTGAGCGGCGTGCTGGTGGAGCTGCGAGGCCTGACCAAGCGCCGCGCGCTGGAGCAGGACGTCTGCCTGCAGTGGAAGGACGAGGCGTGATCAACCTCGCCATCGGGAGGGCCGTCGCCTGCGCTCTCCTGCTGGCCGCCCTGGTGGTCGCCGTCGGCTGGTTCGTGCACCACGAGCGCGAGATCGGCCGTGCCGAAGTGCAAGCGAAGTGGGACGCCGAGCGCGCCGCCCTGCAGGCCAAGGTGCGCGAGCAGCAGGACCGCAATCTCGAACTGCAGCGCGCGGCCGAGAAGCGCTACACCGTCGTGGCCGAAGTGCGCGACCGGTTCATCACCAAGATCGTCACGGAGGTGCGCGATGCGACCGTCAACCTGGCTGCCTGCCGCCTTTCTCCTGATGCTGTACGGCTGCTCGACCGCGCCGGCCGTTGCGCCAGCCAAGATCGCCCCGCCTCCTGCGGCGCTGGTCTCGGCGTGCAGCCCGCCCGCTGACATGGTCGACGGCGCCACCGCACAGGATCTGGCGCAGTGGGCCCTCGGCTGGATCTCCGCCTACGGCTGCGAGCGGTCCAAGCGCGCCGCGCTGATTGAGGCGTGGCCGAAATGACCGGCGAAGGCGTCCCCAGGCTGCCGGCATCGCTGGACTGCAGCGACGAGCCGGCGCCGGCGTACGGCTTCCTGCAAGCATTGGAACACGCCTACTACTCGCGCGACGTCGAAGCGCTGCGCCGCGTGGTGCACCAGGTCGAGCAGAACATGGCCGCCCTGCGCGAGCGTCTGGCCGAACTGACCGCGCTGGCCCGGCCTGAACAGGCCGCGCGAGTTGTCGATCCGGAGCGAGGCCAGCGCACCGGATCACCCGCCGGGGAAGTCCGATGACAGCCAAGCGCCGTCCTGCGCCCGCCCAGAAGGCGCCAGCGAACCCGGTCAAGCAGTCCGACGCCGACGCCTTCACGCTGTACGTGCGCGAGTGGCAGGACCGCCTGAACCTGAACGACTGGCGCATCGAGAAGTCCTCCAAGCCCGCCGGCAAGGCGAACATGGCCGAGGTCGTGTCGACCTCCCTGCCTGACCGCCTGGCGGTCTATCGAATCGGAACTGACTTCGGGAGCATCCCCGTGACCGCGCAAAGCGTCGAGGCAATCGCCTGCCACGAGGTGCTGCACGTGTTCCTGCACGAGTACAAGGAATTCATCAGGGCCGGAGCCGGCGAGGAGGACATCATGAGCGCAGAACACCGGATCGTGAACACCCTGGTCGGGTTGCTGGTGGAGCGGTGAGATGGCAACGCAACCCCTGCCCAACATCCTGATCCACCAGGCGGCCGAGGCCTACCGTCGCCTTGGCACCAACGGGAACCGGTTGATCCAAGGCCTGAACGGCAAGACCTTCCAGTCCCGCGTCAATGCCGCGATCGACCGCGGCATGCTGCTGCGCGAGGAGCGCCGCACAGTTCCGGAAGGCACGCCGATGCCCGCTCAGGCGGAGATGCAGGCCTGGCTGGTGGCTCACGGTTACGAGCAGCCGCAGGCGCCGGCACCGGTGACGCCTGTGGCGCAGCCCGCAGTGGCGCCCAAGGCGGCCTTCGACCTGGTTGCACTGCGGGACGCCTTGCGAAAGGCGCCGATGACGCCGGACGACGTCGCGCAGCGCTTCGGGATCAGCCGCGCGCGGGCGGAGGTGGCGCTCGAGGATCTCCAGCAGCAGGGCCTGGACGTGCAGGAGTTCGGTGGACGCTTCTCCATCGGCAAGGCCCCGCCGGCCCCCAAGCACGAGCGCGGGCACGAGCTGCCGGTCTACACCAGCCGCCAGGACGGCACCTACAAGTTCGGGTTCACCAGCGACAACCACCTCTCCAGCAAGTACAGCCGGCTGGACGTCCTGAATGACCTGTACGACCAATTCGCGGCGCAGGGCGTCGACCGCGTCCTGAACGCGGGCAACTGGATCGACGGGGAGGCGCGCTTCAACATGCATGACCTGCTGGTGCACGGCATGGACGCGCAACTGCGCTACCTGGCGGAGCACTACCCGCGCCGGCCCGGCATCGTGACCTACGCCGTCTCAGGGGACGACCACGAAGGCTGGTATGCGCAGAAGGAGGGCGTTGACATCGGCCGCTACGCCCAGCACGTCATGCGCGACAGCGGGCGCGACGACTGGGTCGACATGGGGTACATGGAGGCCTACCTGCGGCTCACCCACGCGCAGTCCGGCAAGCACACCATGCTGCACCTGATGCACCCTGGTGGCGGCAGCGCCTATGCCATCAGCTACACCGTGCAGAAGATCGTCGAGGCCTACGACGGCGGCGACAAGCCGGCGGTGCTGCTGGCCGGCCACTATCACAAGCTGGGCTATAACATCGTGCGCAACGTGCACTGCATCCAGACCGGCACGACCGAGGACCAGACGCCGTTCATGCGCAAGAAGAAGCTCTCGGCCCACGTCGGGGGCGGCATCTGCGAGTTGAAGCAGGACGCCGTCACCGGCGCGATCACGTCCTGCAAGGTGGAGTTCTTCACCTACTTCGTCACCGGCTACTACGCGAACCGGTGGAACATGGCCAGAGACGTGCAGCACGCCGACCGAGGTGTTGCGTGAGCTGGCCCCTAATCGCCGCCTGCGGCTTCGCCTACCTTGGCGTCTGCGTCGACCAGGCGCTCAAGGGCAACTGGCCCATGAGCATCGTCTACTTCGGCTATGCCCTGGCGAACGTGGGGCTGGTCATTCTCGCGAGGAACACATGACGGAAGCAACCGAACGCGTGAGCGTTCTGACCGAAGCGCAGGGCCTCGTCCACGGGGACCGCAATGCAGCCTACGGGGCACCGCTGGACGACTTCTCCCGCACGGCGGCCATGGTCAGCGCCATGCTGGCGCACAAGCTGAAAGAGCCGATCACGGCCGAAGAACTCGGGCTGGTCATGTGCTGCGTGAAGCTCTCCCGCCAGATTCACAAGGCCAAGCGAGACAACCTCACGGACCTTGCCGGATACGCAGAGTGCGTGCAGTGGTGCATCGACGAGCGCGCGCGCCGCGCCGCCGGCTGAGTTACATTCGTCCCCGGCGCCGCCAATTTCGGCAACCCTCCCTTGGCGCCTCTTCCTCGCCCCCGGTCTGCCTTCGTGGCGGCCGGGGGCTATTTTCATTCCTGGTCGCTGTTCCACCAGACGGGGTCGATGGCCTTGGCGGTACCGAAACAGCACGGGCCGCACAGTCCTGGCGCGAACACCACCTCGCCGCCCTTCACGCCGGTGACTGTCGGCCCTCGGTCGCACACCTCGCATGAGCCGTTGTGGTCTGGCTCGTAGCGGTCGATCTCCACCTCATCTGACATCCACGTTCTCCAGAATGGAGAGGAGCCAATTCGCATCTGCCTCCGTCTGGCAGCGGAACGACCTCTCGTCGTTGGTGACGGTCCACCATTGCTCAAACCCTTCGTCGCTTGGCCCGGTGTCGTTGTCGTACTCGATCCGCCAGAAGGGCGGGTACTCCCAGCGTTGCAGCTCGGTGTTCCAGCGGCGCGTTTCCTGTTCCATCATTCCTCCTAGAGCGTGCCGCCTTTGTGCAGACGGCGCTTGGCTTCCACGTAGGCGGCGTGAGCCTCTTCTGGCGTGCGGAACGTGCCCAAGTGGTGCTCTACGCCACGACTACCGATGCGCGCAGAGAACCCTTTTCCGTTCGGCTTGACGCCCAAGAGGCCGGTCGAGTTGTAGCTCTCACGGCGCTTGTTCTCCATGTTCAACCGCCAATCGGCCAGTCGCAGGTTCACGATCCGGTTGTCAGAGCGCTTGCCGTTGATGTGGTCGATCAACACCGGCGGCCACAGGCCGTGCACGTAGAACCATGCGAGCCGGTGGGCGAGGAAGTGCGCCTTGATGAGCCCGATGTAGATGTACCCGTCCGGCCGCATCGTTCCTGCCAGCGCCCCGACTTTGGTGTTGCGCGCAAGGCGCTTCCAATGGAAGTGGCCGGTCTCCGGATCGTAGTGCAACCAGTAGCGCAGGCCCTCCGGCGTTAGGGCTGCTTCGGCGGCTCTTTGGCGCGCTTCACTATAGCGCGGAGCCAGTCGAGGCCGTTCCGGTCGATCTTCTCCCACAGTGCCGGCGGCAGGCGGATTGACCGCTGCACCAGCTTTTCTTCCGGCGGTTTCGGCGGTCGTCCCATTTTCGTCATCCCGTGGATTATCCATGGGACATATTGCATCACCGAAAGTGCCGGGAAGGCAAGACTTATTGCATCACTGAAAGTAACGCCACTCCGGATCGGTGAATGGCTTGCGCAGGGCCTGCGGCGCCTGCATCGGCGCCGGGATGGTGATCACGCTGGCTGCAGCGGCTCGAAGCGACCGGAGACGTCGGCCACCAGGTCGTAGTCCTCGCGGCCCTCGAAGAACACACCCAGGCCGCTCTCCGTCTCGCGCAGCTGCACTGGAACCGGCTCGCCGCCGATCGCGTCGAAGTAGAGGTAGGGCCCGGGCTGGGTGGGGGTGGTCATGTCCGCCATGGCCATCAGGATACCTCGCCGGCGCCGCCGCCCATCTGCTGCAGGATCTCCCAGCCGCGCTCCGGCCGCGCCGTGCACAGCCAGGTCTGCAGGTAGTGCCGCTTCTCCGCGGCGATCCACTCGTCGCCGCGGAACAGCCAGACCCCGCCGCCGCTGCGCACCAGGCTCGC